TTGTAAGTTGCCACTTTAGCAGACGGTACGGTATATACGACCTCTGTATCTCGGCTCCCTACGACTTTTTTTCCTAGTAATCCATTTGCCATTTTTTACTCCGTTAGCTTTGTGAAAGGAAAAAGACTTTACTCGGAGACATCTGAAAAGCGTTTAACGCCGATGTGATGCTCGTTTGGAGTCCATCAAGAGCCGCTTGCTCGGTGGCAGACGCATTTTGTACTGCCGTTATTTGGGTTGAACCTTCAGTCTGTAGTTCGCTGATTTCTGTATTCCCTTGGGCAACTACAGCAGCGATCTGTGTCGTACCCTCGGCTGAAACGGCACTAAGGTTCGCATTGCCGTTAAAAATTTCTATCATCCTTGTTAGATAAACCAGATCAGCATTAGGTGTGGATGCACCTAAATTCTGTAAACGAGTGGATAACTCGTTAGCTAGAGACTGTTGGTCAGATACGGATATATTGGGCATTATAAGCTACTCCCATTGAATAATTCGCCATTTAGCTGCGCGATAATAATACCTTGCTGAATCACTGTAGGCGTTGTTTGAAAAGCTTGGTTGGCATAGGTTTGAGACAAATCCCTAGCCGCGATTGAAGCGTCCCTTGCTGCTTCCGATGCAACTTGCGCTGCCTCTGCTTCATTCTCGGAAGTTAATGCTTCGGCTGCGCTTTGTTCTGCATCAGCACGTTTAATTTCCATGTCAGCTAGGGCTATTGATTTGAAGCTGTTTAGATCAGCGAAAAGCTGAGTAAATGATGCTATCTCATTTACCGCACCATCAGTACCAATCTTGAGAAACATCTTTTCGTTTCCGGATGTACCATCATAAGTAAAAGTAAAAGTGTCAATATTACCTGTAGCATCATCGAACAACTTACTAAGAAGTTCAGATAGCGTAAGGCCACCCTTCTCAGCATCCTCTAAATACGTGTCGAGTAGGTGCGTACCAGTATTGGCACTCCTAAAATTAAGCTGTTCGGATGGGACTCTGGTTCTTGCCATTATTCTTCCTCATTCGCCAATGTACGCAACTTTGCTATCCTTGATGCAGACATTGAAAGCATTTCTTCCATGTTGTTTAAGCGACCAATTAGGTTGCCAGAATTAAAATTAGCTGTTTCTCTTAGGGCCAATAATGCACCGCGAAGACCCTCTATGTCGTCCCGAAAAGGTTTTATTTCTTCGCTGATACGAGCGTCTATATATTCGCGTATAGTTGGGTCTATTTGACTAGCCCAAACACTTGAATGTGCCTTGGTCATTGCGCTGCCCTCATTGGAACTAAGTTACCTTTTTCAACTTCTCGCTGGACATCTTGGGCTGGCTGTACGGAAGCACCCCTCGCTTTCTCCATCAACATCATCTGTTGAGATGGAGTTGGCCCTTGCGCCTGTTGTTCTTTTGAAATCTTGAATTGATCTAGGTCGCTTACGCCCATTGCGCGAATAGCTTCCTCTACTACCTTGCCAGAATTATATTCCATCGCCATGCCAGTCTCGTTCAAAATTTTCAGCATATTGATCCAAGTTTCGGCATTGCGCGTAGGCTCTAAGGGGAGTGTCCCATCTACAACTAAATAGTCGATGTCGCCTTGAATATCTTTGATATTGAAGTCCAGATACCCATCTTGAACCATATCTGCTACTGGCGCGGCTGAATCATTCTCGCTCAATCGGATTGAACCTTCGGTAGCAAAGAAATCTTGCACGTTTGAAACCATCATCCGAACCATTGGGCGAACCGATGTAGATGAAATTACGCGAGATAATGTACCCAATCTTTGCGATCCAAGTTGCGTAAGACGCTGAATCTCTGTTGCTGTACGGATACCGTCACTTGTCGGCATACCCTGTTGAGCGTCACTCGCTGCTGATAAACGCTGTTTTAACTGTGACATTGCTTCAATGTCGTTCCAGTGACCACGAGTTACGTCTGGAACTTGGCTGATAAAGACCCCCTCACCTGGCTTCGCCCCTGGCATTGTTCGAACTATGCCATGCGGATTGCGGTCAATCAGATCGCCAATCGCTATTTGTGTCGGGTCCACAAAGATCAGGTTGGAGAGTGCAGCCTGTACGTTGTCGATACGAGAGCGTAGTAGCCACGTTGCAATATCGTGTAGTGGTAGAAGTAGATCGTACAAAGATTGTGAATATGTCTTATGTGCATCGTGGTACAAACCACCAATCACTGCTGGAAACTGGCGACCATATGGGTTTAGTTGGCAGCGAATAACCACGTTCTCATCTAAGACAGTTACAATCATATAAAGACTGTCTATGTTTGGTAAGTTCACCTCGTAACCAGCAAGGCGTACCCACATCTCATCTACTACTCTGCTGTCGCCTAGAGTAAAATAAGTACCGCCAGATTCACGCCGATTGCGCTCGGCTGGGTCAATGCTTAATCCTCGACCCTCCTTTTTATGCCAACGGTGTCCATCCCACCCACCAGTCGGGGGCGAGATACGATTGCGGAGCGCCGGATATTTTCGGAGCTTCTCGTACATCCCTGATTGTAGTAAGGCATCATAGGAAGAGTAGTCGGAAAAGATGATATACTGCATCTTGTCCCAATCGCCCCACTGAACTCTAGGGTCGTGAAAGACTCTTCGCGGATCAAAGTTCGTGATCTGGTTGGTTCGGTTGGCGTTATCCCACGTAATTTTTGTTGGCGCGAAACCATATCTGATACAATCGAGTAAATGCTGTGCAAGTCGAGCCTCCGCACCTGTACGCCTCATCTGCTGATGTAACAGGCGTTCTAAAACAGCAGCACTTTTATGTGACTTTCTGTTCAGACCATCCAATTGAAACATAGGATTACGGCCTGTGAGTGCTGACATCATGTAAGTTAAGACCGTATCAGCAATCGCTCGTGTATCAGCGATAACGGCCTTTTCTCGAAACGTAGTTGCCCCTGGCTGGACATATACATCGTGAGCACAATCAGCTTCGTTCCAGTGATCGTATCTGCGCGATATTCGATCATAGCTCATCTGCATTGCAGACTTGGCGTAGTCCACAAGCTTTTGCTCCTGTTCATCAGTTAGATCAACAGATACGTCCTGATAGTTGAGAAACTTGTTCTCAAGCCCACTCAGATCAACAACAATACCGTCACTGACTGGTGAATATTCTGCTTTGTAAGATGCTGGTGCTAGTGACATTCTTCTTTTTACCTTTTATTTAACCTACTAGTCGTCCTCATTATTCACCCCAATTTCGCCATGTTACTCCTGTGTTAAGATCAGACTTGTAAGCAAATAACTTGTTCTTAGGATTAAGGGTCGTGAAGGATGGGGGCTTGTAATATTCACCTGTCGCTGGTGTACGAGCGAGTACATCAAGGCCGATAGATAATGCGTCTATCTGATCGTCATATGTTCCTGATGGAAACGTCTGACACTCTTGATGAAATGAATCTAACCAAGGGGCAGATTCGGGGATGAGTACCCGACCACCTTCGATAAGAGGAAGTACGGCTGATAGTCGCGTTACCTTGTCTGTCGATATTTTGTAAGAAATGACCGACACGCCAGATTCACGTTTGAGTTCTTGAATCAGAGATTGCCCCGAAGCTTTGTCTTCGATGTAGATGCCTCGAAGTCCTTTGCCGCGCCACTGATTGTTAAGCATAATCATTTTACGCTTTAGGTCAGGGAACTCAAAGCGGTCACGGTGTATGTCTACAATGTAGATGTCGCCCGACTTGTCGAGTCCCATCGTAATCATTACAGAATAGTCGGACGTTGACTTTGTTTTGAACGCTGTATCAGCAGCAATAATCAGAGAGTTGAATTGTTCTGGCTTCATGTCGCTGGGGTATGTACGCCACCAGTGCGACTTAATCATGTTACCACCTTCGATGAAGGGTGACTGTTGATACAGAGATGCAAACTCTCGTGGGTTAAGACGCTCACGCCGTTCTAGCTCATCAAGATCAAACCTCTCAGGCCATAAAGCTTTGCGCTCAGTCTTGGTAATCCACCGCTTTGAGTTCGTTAGCTTAGTTGCCTCGGCTGAACTTATGTATTCGGGATGATCTTTCGGTAGCGACATACGAGATTGTTTTGCACCTTTGATCGGCTCGTCAGATATGGCTTGGAAATTTATGTGCTTCCACAATCCTTCCTTCCAGTCGTCTGTTTCCATAAGGCGACCAGCTATGTCGTCAGGATGCCAACGTGTTAGGATGATTATCTGGCATGGTGGCTGGCCTGTAATGTCAGGCTGTAAACGAGTAGAGAGTCCAGATACATAAAAGTCCCATACCTTGTTGCGCTGGGTTGCGCTTTCGGCTTCCTCACGAGATTTTAATGGATCGTCCAGCAGCAGAATGTTTGCGGCTCGGCCTGTTGTCGTACCACCGACACCAATGAAATAAGCAGCACCCGAAGCTGTAGTACGCCATTGGTCAACGGCTCGACTGTCTTGTGACATCTCTAAATCTGGAAATGCCTGGCGTGTTAAATCCTCATTTACTAAATCGCGCACCTGTCGCCCGAAGTCTGTAGCGAGTTGGCTGTTGTATGATGTGGACATTATAAAGCGGCTAGGCTTACGAGCCATGAAGTACGCTGGGAACAGGACACTTCCGAAGGTTGATTTGCCATGTCTCGGCGGCATGGTAATTAACAGGTTTCTGGGTCCAACGCCTTTCTCCAAATCATCCAATGCACCGATAAGTCGCTTGTGAAAGTCTGGTAACTTCCAGCTAGGATTGTGCAATCGGACAAATCCCTCAAATGAATCTTCCGCTTTCTTTAGTTTAAGAAGGTGTTGTGCTGCTTCCTGTGCTGTCAGCATCGGCAATCTCCTCTTCTACTACATCAACGTCAATTATATTGTTCACGCCCATCGCTATTTCTTCGAGTTGAGCACGAGATAGTTTCTCCGGTGACTCAGACATCAGGTGTTCATGTTGAACGAACTGTGCAGTGAGGTCGGGCATCACCTTGTTTAACAATGCTGCGAACACACGAGCCTGTGTAGGATTCCATCCCTCTTCATGTCTGCCCATCACGACTTCGTGAGCCTCAAGAAGCTGCTCAGATACTTTCGACATTATGTCTGCTCGTAATCTACCCACTTGTGCTGGGGTTAATTTCTTTTCTGCTGGTAATGATTTTCTAGGTAAGCGTCCCATTAGTCTCCTAACGTTTTCAAATTTGCTCAGATTTTCTGAGTGGTCGAGTAACGGTAAATTGCAAAAATGAAACGGCGGTTCGACCATGCCGCCCCCCCAGATTGACCAGTTTTGTCACAGTTTTTGCCACATATTATCTTTATCTTGTTGTTTTTTCACGCTTTTTTAGCCCTTTTATAAAGGTTTTAGGCTGGTTTTTTGCCTTTTTTCGCTGGTCTTGAACGTTTCCAAATTCGCTCAAAACCCTTCAAAACATAGGTTTTTTGGCCGCCATTGGAGAACGTTATCACCAAACCAGATTTGGATCGTCCCTTATACGTGCGCGACCAGACCCTAAAGGGTCTGAGGATAATTTGGGGTGTCAACAAGACGAAACGAAACTTTAACTTTGGAGAAGTAACTATGTCCTATCAAGTAAATCTACCTAGCAATGTAATTAACGAAATTATGGATCACTCAGCAGTTGATGTATCCGATGAAACTATGGCTGCAATTCTTGATCTTGATTACCAATATGGCAATTGGTTTCCAACTTCATCAACCAACAAAACAGTAACAATCTTTGTCGGATAACAACATTCAAGCAGCCTGATTTTTCGGGCTGTTTTGATGTGTAAATCCTTTACACGCGACCAATGGCTAAAGCCATTGAGGATATTTCTAACCATCAAAAACAGCAAAGGAGCCAATCATGGCAAATGCAAAAGTAACAAAACTACTAAACGAAACAGCAATGACTGTAATCAACTTAATGGAAACTGAGGGAATGAATTGGTCAAAGCCTTGGGTCAATACAACAAGAAAGAATGGACAACCAATATCAATTTACAAACGAGAATATTCTGGAATTAATCGCTGGATACTTGGAATGAAAATGTCACTGAATGACTGGCAATCACCAGTCTTTGCAACATTCAAAAAGTGGAAAGAGGTTGGAGCAACAATCAAGAAGGGAGAGAAAGCAACAAATGTTTTTCTATACAAGAACTTTGTTAAGAAAATCGAAAACGATCAAGGAGAAGAAGAGGAAATACTACTATCAAAAAGTGACACTTTTCCAGTGTTCAATGCCGACCAAGTAGAAGGATGGAATGGCAACTGGCTAGAGCCAGAGGAAGAGATTGAGCTATCAAAAGATTGGAGCGATGTGGAACTAGCTGAACTCATTGTAAACAATGCCGGAGCTACTATCCATTACAAAGATCAAGACCATGCTTTCTATTCACCATCTAATGATGTGATAGTGATGCCAACCAAAGAACAATTTAAAGATCAAAATGGATATTATGGAACGATGTTCCATGAGCTAATTCACTGGACTGGTACAAGATTAGCAAGAACTTTTGGTAAAAGATTTGGTGACAAAAAGTATGCTTGTGAAGAGCTAGTAGCAGAACTCGGAGCAGCAATGCTATCAGGGATAGCAAGGGTTGATGCAACACCAAGAGCAGACCACGCCAAGTATCTCAATACTTGGATCAAAGGACTAAAAGATAGTCCTAGTCTCTTGATGAAAGCAGCAAGCAAAGCAGAGCAAGCTTCCCAATATATCATAGCAGAATCTTCAAACAACAATGACAAAGTTAGACAACTTGTCATGGATTTGGTGGCAGCATGATTACTGGAAAAGAACTTAAAGAACTTGTTGGGATGGTGATATTCACCATCCTAATTTTTCATTTACCAGAGTTAATTCAAAAGTATGGAAGGATACTAGAACTATGGATGAATTAAAAAATCAAATCTTAAATTTTGTGAAGGATCATTGGCATCATTTTGGAAACTATCCATTGGATGTTGAGACTGACGAAGGAGTTTTATGTTGGGATCAATACTGGTCATTCATAACAGAGCAAGAAGTAAAGGAAGGAATTAAACAATGGCAAAACTAAGAAGCAGACTAGACAAAGATATTCTTAAAGACCTCAGGAAATCTTACCAAGTTTTAGACGATGTAAGGGCAAGGCTTGAGAATATTAATGACGACATACGAATAGAAGAATTGGACGACAAGTACCACTCATTTTTGTCAGTATGTATTGAAGAATGGTTGGCAGATATTGAAAGTCTTGATGGTCATATTGATGAATGGCTACCACCAGAGGAGATAAAATGATAAACAAATATACACCATATCTAGTAAACGAACTTGGCATGGCTGATACCAGAGCCAGAGATTTGACCGATGCAATGAATGACTTGCATAGATCAGTAGCTAAAATGGATCAACACAATCTAAGAATTATGTGGACAGTGTTCACTGGACTAATGGAAAGTGTTGCCGAGTTTGCAGACAAGAACCCTGGACTAAACGATTTCCGCGAATGGAAACCAAAGTAAAACCCTAACTATTATTATCAACCTAACAAAGAGGCCGCTTCATAGCGGCTTTTTTGTTGCCGACAAACAAAGGAGAAAACAATGTCAGCATGGTTATGTTCAGCAGAACACATAGGTCAACTAGCAATCAAATATTCAGAAGTTTGTTACCCAAAAGTAGAAGCCACAGAAGTCGCTACAAAAATGGCAATGGCTAACTTGAACTCACTTAAATACAGATACTCTCACGATTGGAAAGAATATTTTCTCAGTCATTACGGTGACGATGGAGCATACAAATATGTCAATGCTTGTATCGAAGCAGCAAAGTCTGAGCCTGATCCTGATCTAACATGGATCGAACTCTATAGCATGATGCAATGCTATGCTTATCAATCTTGTGAAGATCAAAAATCTTGGGAGAAAAAGATCAATAAAAGGCTGTTTGTTCAAGAAGAGGCACTTCTTTTTTACCATGAGTTAGTTTGCGAAGGGATGAAGGAAGAACTTAGGGAAGCCCCTTGGGGTTATTATGGAAGGAAAGCAGCATGAAAATTACAGATGAACAAGTAGAATTTATAGACAAAGTATTTCGACAAGGCGTCAAGATTAGATGCCCTAAATGCTTGGCTCAACACAATATCTACCACCCTTATTGGTCAGCCTTAATCTGCATTACTTGTAAGGGAGAAATTCAGCAAGAGGAGTGGGATGTACTATGACAAGACTAAGCAAAACACAAATTTGGGAACACATAGACAATAGATTGGAGATGGTAAGCAAAGAAGAATGGATCACCATGATTGGGAAGTATCTCAATGTAGACGATCTCTATGACTTACTTGACTGCAATGAATTATCACCACGATTTTTTGAAGGAGAAGACGAATGAAATTTAGATGTGAAATTGAAATGGACAACGCAGCTTTCGACCCTGATCCATTACTAGAACTAAGAAGACTACTAATCAATGCAGCTATGAGGTTCGAACAACTACAAGGTTCCGACCCTCTAGGGCTGAAGTTAAGGGAAGGGATATTCATGGACAAACTAGGAAACAAAGTAGGTAGATACACAATAGAAGGAGAAGACTAATGCCATTACATTGGGA